TATACCAGTTAACCATAGTAATTCATCTTGGGAAAAATCCTTTATTTTTGATAAATCATCTGGAACAGAAAAATAATAGCTAACTATAGTTTTTTCACCTAAAATATTTTTTTCTTTTATATATGTCTTATCATTATCCCCATTAATTATAGAATTTAAAAACAAAGATTTTATTACAATATTTTTTGGGGAATACCATTCTGTACCCGTATATCCTGTTTCTGCAAATATGACGAAATTAAAAATTAATAAAGCAACAACAAAAATCTTTTTCATAACAAAGCTCCTTTATCTTGTTCCCGGCATTAATTGTATCCTGCGGTTTCCTTCCGTTATTGCCTGCAATAAACCGTCTCTTGCTCCGTTAAACGCTTGTTGCTTTATCGTCTGCGGCATCCAGTCTGTCGGTGATGTAATATTGATGGTTTGATTTATCGTAATATACTGCGAGGCATTCGCGTATGATACTGCGTTCGGCAAAAATGCACGCCCCAAATCCTGAATATCGCGGACTGCAAAAACCCAATCATCCGGCGCTACCTGTGTAACTTGTCCGTTGGGACGAATAACGCCGTCTTTGATTGCCCACTTCGGTTTTATATAAGACCCGAATTTACCTGGACCGCCGGCAGCATTTACCATTTCTTGTGTTTCGGGTAAAAATTCAGAAAACTCCTTTCGTATTATCGTTGTAAATCCTAAACCACTGATCCAGTAAGGCGCCTTCGTATTTTTTGTTTCTGCTTGTAACATCTTTATTGCTTCTACGCTTGCATCAATTATTCTATTTCCTTCTTCGATTGTTTTTGCGCCGACAGCATGTGCGGCGACAGCCTCACCGCTGATACGTGTCTTTTCTACAACACCTTGACCTCGTGTTATTTCACCTGATTGCACTCTTTTATCTACTTCAGCAAATTTTCCTTTTGTCTCATTCTTGAGACCTTTGCCGAAAATCATTTCGGATAAGCCATCCCCCACATTGCCGAAAAACTTCTTGAGATTTTCACCGACTTTTTCCCAATCCCCTTCCGAAATGGATGCAAGTGTCTCAGCGAGATCGCCGAACAGGGCAATAGCCGTTTTTATCGCAGTACCGGCAATGGGCTCGAGTGCAGTTGTTATTTTGGTAATAGAGTTCGCAATCCCCGTTATCTTTTGAGCGATCTCCGGCCCGTGATCACTTAAATATTTATTCATCCGCTCGAGTATCGGGGTAAGTCCGCCGCCGAGCTCGCTGCCGAAAAGCGATAAATTTGATTTTATTTGTTCACCAAACTCTGACAGATGTGTTGAAAAGCCGAATGCCTTTCGCATACTTTCATCGTCAACAAGACTTATTGTTCCCGCTCGTTCCCAAAGGCTCTCAATACTTTTGCCCGCTTCGTTGGCACGATTTAAAAAATCCGATCCTGTATTTCCGAGTAAACCGTTTACATACGTAGCTGCGGTCAACGGGTTCTTTACCGCTTGCCCCATACGTAAAATCATCAGGGCGCGATCGGCTGGATCCATTGTCAAGAAATCTTGAAATGATATTTTTTCAAACTCTATATTAGTTTGCTTCGCTTCCTCGCGGAGTTTTGCGAATTGATCGCTTACAACAGTAAGATTTTCACCGTTATCTTTTAATAATTGAATTTTCGTCGCAAGTGCGCCGACTGCACTGACAAACGCTTTTCCGTCAGATCCGACAATCTGCGCACTTATTCGCAACTTGTCAACGTTTTTTGCAGTAGTACCGATAGCTTTTGCAGTCAGTAGCTGCTGCGATTCAAACTTCCCCGACGCAACTGTAAGCGTACCGATCCCCGCGCCGACGATCGCCGAAGCGTTTCGAACAGTGCCGATAAAACGAGATAAACTGTTCGTCAGTGCTTCGACCGAGTGCTTTCCCTTACTAAAGGAATCGCGGTCGGCTTTTAATCCGAGATCGACATAAAACCCGCCTATGCTGTTAGCGCTCAATGCTCATCTCCTGTATTTCATCCCGTGCACGTTTACACGCGATACCTATGAGCATCTCGTCAAAACTCATAGGTATGCGTGCGTACTCTTTGCAAAAATCGTAGTAGAGCCATAAAAAAACATTATCACAATGTTTTTTCATAATCCGCTGCGCTCGTGCCTCTTTCAGTTCGTCGCGGCTTGCTCCGTTGGCTGGGAGAGCCGCAAATATTTTTTTAATATGTACCCGTACACGCAATCGGAAATCGCGATGAGCGCGAGCGGGTCTTCGCGGAAAAGAGGAAAGCCGTCGAGTAAATCATCGGGGCCTGAAAGACAAAAACTTTCCTCCTCTCCGTTCGGACACGTTACGTTTACGATTTTACCCGCAATGCACAATCTCATCAAGCGCACTTTCGCTTCAAACGACGCATCCTGCAATGCGCGACAAATTTCGAAACTGTTCGCGGTGTTCAGTCCGTCGGGAAACGATACGATAAACCCGTCCAGATAAGACGTATCATCTCCGAACGCTTCCTGTACGTGTGCGAGCCCGTCGTAATAATCCTTTCGCTTGAGCGTGATAGTTTCTTTCATCGTTTACCTCGTTAATTGTCGTCGGTCTCGCCGTAGTTCCAAACGACCTGATAATCCGGCGCGTCGTTTCCCTGTACGGTGATCGGCGGGCAGCTTTTGACGGTACAAGCGTAAAATGTCGTACCTTCCGTTACACCGTTTATATCCTGTGTAATGCGGATTGTTCCGCCGACACTGTCTCCAGCTTTTTGGAGAGAACGTGCAATTTTCACCATATCGCCGTCGGTACTGGTTTTAACGACGTTGAACGTCAGCGTACCCGCACCGTTATTGTTGGTAATCGTGATCGTGTTCCCGTTTGCAAGCGCAATGACTTTTGACGAATCCATCGCCTGCTGTGCCTGTACCATCTGCCCTTCGAGTTTAAATCCGTCGATCGTCGTCGGAGCACCTCCGTTGATAAGAGGATGTGTAATCGTTGCGGTAAACTGTCCGGCTGCAATTATTGTATGTTTTCCCATTGTCTATCTCCTTATCGTGTCGGCTTTGTGATGTAGAGTGTACCGTATACCGTTACGATACGTACGCCGTCAAGGTAATCGGCCTGCCAAGCGTTCGGCACGGTAATCGTGTCGCCGCCCTTCGGCAAGTCTTTAAACACGGGCGCAGTGATAACAAAGTTATCAAGCCGCTCCATATCGATAAACCCTTTGACGATATTTTGTAAAATAAGCAAAATCGCCTGATACGTCGAGTTGTTTCGGAAACTGTTCATCCGGCTGATAAGGTTTGCCGTCTGGACTTTGCACATATACGTGATGTATGCTTTAATCCATTCCGCCCCGACGCTCAATCCGTCGGAGTACAATGAACCTTCAGTAACGACGTTTTCCGTACCGTCTCCGACGTAGGTGTTATATCCGATTTTTTGTTTGTCGAGTGCGGCTTTTTCCGTCGGCGTGAGATTTTCCGCGTTACCCTCGCCATCGTCTTTGCCGGACGCTTTAATCGTCGAAAACGCTACCATATCGATACTGTTGCCGACAGGTGTACCAGTTTTGTTCGCCGTACTCAACGTGCGCCCGAGTTGTGCAAGCGCGGCATTGATTTTTTTATCGGGATTGTAAATCATCCGATACGTGCCGGCCGTATTTTTGAGTGCCGTAACGAGCGCCGCTTGTTCGGTGAGTACTGCACTATCACTTATGCCGATCCAGAGACGCGAATATAACACATCCGCTGCACACAAATCACAAAGCGATTTTTGCAGCGCCGAATATGCGTCCGCCTCCGCAATACCGAATTTAAAATACGCGAAAAACTTAAACCGCTCGTACAATATAGCGAGCGTGTTTTCCGATGCGCCGGAGCTGTCGTCGTAGATCGCCACACCGACAACCGCCGCTTGTGCCGATGTAAAAAACGGAACGAGCCACGTTTTAAGCAGCGCGCCGGTTACCGTCCCGTAATTCGCCGAGTTTACCTGTATAAGGCTTCCTGCCTGTGCCGAGCTTATACCGGGTAAATATTCTGTCGCCTTTGATACGGGCGCAAAAATAATAACGCGACTGTAATTTTCTCCTGCGATCGGCTCAATGACGGTTTCAATCGGAAACTGTACATTCGTCTGCGCAACGGAGTTTTTAAAAGTATCCATGAGTTATATCCTCCTACCCTTATAGTCCTTTATTGATTTTACCGTCCATCAATACGGCTTCCATTTTTCCCTGCGTCGTATCAATAACGTGATACCAAAGCACCCGAAACGTAACATTCCACGCGAGAACAGTATTATTTCCGTCCTGATAAAAGTTCGAACTTACGGCTTCCATACTGTCGTTCATAACGGCTCCGCGTACTTCCGCAAACGCATCTTGTACGTCGCTTCGAAGCGGCCAGAGTGCGACGCTCTGCGCAAGCTCTTCCGACTGTGTACCGACAAACTGTAAATCGATCGTTGCGATTTTTTCGATTACCGCACAATTCGTTTTTTCGTCGCTGCCTGATGTATAAAACGGGACCGTTCGCGGTACGTTGCTCCGTATCACATACGCGCACCACGTCGCGGGTTTATTTGCGTTTTCCTGCGGATTCCACCAATTACCCTGTTTCGGAATTATTAATTTTTCGTCAACCGAAAGAACCTTTGCCAAGATTCCACGTAGCGTCTTCTGTGTCAGTGCCATCATTGCCGACTACCTTATCAAGTGCATAACGGACAAATCCTCCCTCGTGCGTCCAATCCTCCGCAAACGTAATTCTGTAAACATCGTCGTCGATATTTACAAAATATCCCGCAAGACCTTTTTCGTGCGTCCAAAGCTCGAAGCCGGAGCTCTTCACAAGATTTCCGTTGCTGTCTTTGAGCGTACGTCCCTTCGTGTGCTGGAACAAACAACGGATGCGTTTGTCGCTTCCTGCGATTTTTGTAAATCCGCCGTTCACCTGCGCGTCCATCCGATACACGGTAATATGCCGAAACTGTTCGGGAAACGCGATAAGGATGTCGCCGTATACTCCGTTCATTTTTTCTCCACGATAAACGATAAATCGCCCATCAAATCCCCTCCGTCGATGAGCGGCGTATCGGAGCCTTTGCGCACGATTGTTTCGTCGCTGTTCGGTACGTGTTTTTTATAAAAATCGCTTCGCACAAACTCTTGTATTTTCCCGACAGTAAACGATGCGATTTTTTTCCAGTTCGTCTTTCCGCCCTTAACCGTTTTTTCCATTTCGGTTTTCATTACCTTAACAATTTCTTTTTTATTTTTGGTAATACCATCGAACAAAAACGGTCGAGCGGGTATGTGCGCTGTCCCGAAATGCAAATCGCTTGCCAGCACTGCAGTTTCGCGCTCGGATTGTATTGAGGCTGTGTATCTTTTGCCTTTTTTCTTTGTGTGTTTCGTCGCGACGTGCATTCTTCCCGATGGAAAACCGACCAAAACTTTTACTTCTGCTTCCCGTAATAGTTTTTGGATTTTTGAGTAGTCCACCGTATTGGTACATCGTGCCGTCAACTCCGATTTAGGCATAGATACCGAACCTCTCCGGCGCACTCTGCAAAAGCATCAATGCTTTTTGCCCGAATATATTGCTGTTGAGTTGCTTTAATCCCTCTTGTGCGTCCATGCTTTGGAACGAGAGCGAAGTACCTCCGATAGACTTTGAGTCTACGGCCATTCCGCCGTTCCCGATTACGCCGGATGCACGTGCGGGATAAAAATCGAGCAAATACCAAGCAGTCAACATATTTAGACAAAGCGTCCGTTTTGCTTTTTGCGTTTCTGCGTCAAGCACACCCCAGAGCGAATTTACACCCGAATACATGACGGAGACGGTTTCGTATGCGGCGTTTATTTCGTCGTCGCTCATATCGGGGAAATTCGCTGCATACAAAAAATCCGATCTCCGCATAATTTATTTATTTTCCCCCTTGTCGATTTTATTCAAATCGGGATCTTCTCCGCTATCGGTTGCAGACGGATCGGGATCGGGGATCTGTTCGTCGGACTTCGGATCGGGATCGACTTTCTTACCTTTACCTGCCGCTTTGAGTGCCGCAAGTTCCTGTTTCGCTTTTTCCGCTTCTTCGCGCGCTTCGTTCAAAAGCTGCGACGACGGTTTATAGCTGTCGGGGAGCTTTTTCAATACGCGGTATTTCTTTTCCGACACCAATGCATTGAACATCGGTTCCGAGCGCTCAAGCGTTTCGAGCTCCTCATCTTCAATCTCCGCAATATTTCGCAGCTCGCCGTCTGCGTCTTTTGCGGGAATCGCCTTTCCGATGCTTGAAAACAGTACCGGATATTGATAAAAACTTTGTACGTATTTCATGCGTGTTACTCCTTAATAATTAATAATTCCGTACACCGCTGCGATTTACGGAGTACGGATACATTATGCGTTGATGCCGAAGCCCGAATACACTTTTACCGCCTGCGGCACGGGAGCGAATACACCGGCATAGCGACGCAACACCGCGTGCTGCTGGTCGTAACTGTTCGGGTACACCGGATAGGTAAAGTTTTCAAGCGGAATACCCGCCAAGAGGATATCCTGCTTTTCGTCGTTCGTACCTGCACCGACTTCCGGCGCGGTGATAACAAGGCGATCGAGCGCCGTGTTGTTGAACGGCGTCTTTGCCGCAAGTAACGGATCGGAGTAAAATTCGATCTTCGGTTTGCTGCCGCTTTTCGTCACTCCCGCTTCGAAGTTTTCGGCGAAAATTGCCAAAACGCCGCGCGGGTTGTACGCATCGGAGTACGCCGTCGAAGTCAGCAAGTTGTACGCGGCCGGAGCCATCGCAACACGGATGATGTCAAACTTGTTGTAGCTCGCGTCCATAAACTCGCGGATAACCTGCGCAAGCGCTTTATACATCGTGCTGCCTTTGGTTGCGTTGCCTGAATCGTTGACGATCTGCGCAAGCGTATTTCCACTCCACGTCGTCAGCCCATTGATGTCAAACAATCCCTGCGTATTCGTATCGGCATTGCCGAAATACGTCAGATAGTCCGTTATCATGTCGAGCACATACTGCGCATAGCGCTGTTTTTCGGCCATGAGGCTGCCTGCAAACGGCGCACCGTTGTCACCTTCAGCACGCTGCATTTCTTCAACGGTAAAGTTGAAAAAGATTTTGATATTGATGATCTGCTGGACCATCAAACCCGACTGCACGTTGACGTTCTTTTTGAGGTTCGCGCCGACAGTGCCCGCACTGCCGAGCTGCGCCCAGCCGGAATATCCGGCAAGCGGGAGCGCCTGTACTTCGCCCCACGGATTCGATCCTGCCTTGCGCTTTACAAGCTCGCGCGCATGGCTGTACAACAGCGGCTGCCGGTACAGTTCGGGGAAGAACGACGCATTCCACGGCGAAATCGTCTGCATACCGATGAGATCGGCGCCGTCGCCCGTAAAGCCCGCACTCCGTGAAAATATGATGTCGTATTTTTGCGTTGCGGGATTGTACACTGGTCGAATGTCAACATTGCGCGCGTCTTTTTTATAGAGCGCTTCGAGTTCGGGTGTATTACCGCGGCTCGCTCCGATCATTGCGGCATCTCCGACGAAAAGCGGATTTGATACCGCCGATGCCGGTACTCCGTACGCAGGATCGTTCGCCGGTCCTATCGACAAGGTCGCATCACTCAAGAGTGAGGCAGCCTTTGAATTTCCGTTTACAAGCATATTCGCCGCTTTCGCAAGTCCTTTCATGCTTGCTGCGCATTTAATAATCATTCTGTTTTCCTCCCGTTGTTAATCCAGATAAATAAGCGCGCCGTTGTCGGGATCGAGTGCTCTCACGCTTGCCCCTGCGAGCTGCGTCCAGCCGGACGGTACCGCCGTCGCCGCCGGTACAAACTCGATCGTGCCGTCAGCGTTTTTGAAAATCACCTTTGATCCGATCGCGGGATCAGCTGCTCCCGTGGCGGTCTTTTTCCATCCCGTAAGCCACACAAACCCGTGGTTGAGCGCTGCGCACGGCATAGACGTAAGATACCGGTCGGGATGAGCGGGTGAGTTTTGCGCGATTGCATCGTCAAATACGCAGATGCCGCGTACGACATCCCCGCTTGTCAATCCCGCCTTAAACGAGTTTTCGTCCGTAGGCGTTGCCGAGACGACAACGCCGAATTTCAAGCCCTTGTCTGCACTCACATCGACGATACCGCCGATTTTGAGGTAGCCTTCCTGTAACGGTACGGCCTGCGCGGTAAGTTCAAGATCGCCCCGAAATCCGATTTGCAATTTCATATTTTGGTTCATTTTGCTTTTCTCCCTTTTGCCATATCAAAAAGCGCACCTAAGCTGCCTTCATTCGGCTTCGTTTCGCCCCCGATTGTTACGGGTATTTTCGGCGCGTTATCCGTCGTTGCCGTTTTCTTTTCGCCTCCCGATACCCCGCCTCCTTCACCGCCGTCCTTTTTCCCCGTGTCTTCAGCCATACGCTTTTTGACGTACTCGTAGATTTCCTCAAGCGACGGCACCTTTACAGGCTCCTCGTCTTTGGTCTCTTTTCCGTTATCCGGCGCTTTGGTTTCTTCCGCCGCTTTTTTTGCAGGATCGTCAGTTCCGCCGGATGCAGGCGGCGGATCGTCTTTTTTCGGCTCCTGTGCAGGCGGAGTGTCGCCGGTTTTCGGCGTCACTTCGGGCGCGTCCTGTAACGCTTCCGTGTACAGTTTTTCAAACTGTTCGGCGACTGCGCTCGCGGCTTCCGCAGCGACATTCGCATCTTGGCTTTTGACTTCCCGAAAATCTTCGAGATAGCGCAACAGCTGTGATTTCCCATCGCTTTCGGGTAAATCGTCGGTGAGCTTTTTCAGCGCATCGATACGGGATCCGATTTCTTCCGGCGACAAGGTATCTTTTTTCGCGATTATCTCGTCGAGCGCAGTTTTAAAGGATTCCGCCCCGTTGTCGGTTGTCATAAGCCGTCTTTTTGCGGCCATAAACAAACCCGTTAATAATTTCATAATTACCTCCGCGTATATAGTCATTTTTACGGCGCGTATAAGTCAAATATCGTGCCTTGTACTCGTTCAAAAATTGTCTTGCGTTTTTTTACGGATTGTGATATATTATCTGTAGGGCTTCCTGTGGTAAGAGCTTGATAAGCTTGGAAGACATAACCGTCTTTCGTACCCTGCCACCGTAGGGAAGCCTTATTTATTTCATCAATTACCTTGCTTTTTTGCCCGTATTGTGCTATAATATCTATAGCAGGTTGTGACGAGGTCTCCGTCACGTTATTACCAGCAGAGCGTGAAACCGTGCGGTTTCCTGCTAATTCTTTTTCAAACCCAGTTACAATCCATTTTTTCGGATTTCCATTCCATGAGTTTCGTATTACAGCTTTATAATTTTCTTTCTCGATATATATTCTGCCACGTTTATCCGTCATTGTAAGTTCGCCCGTTTCAATGACATCACCTAATTTTTTAACAGCACTATCTCCGTGTTTATCAATAATATGTGCCAGTCCATATCCTGTATGTTCTGTTTTGTTGGTAACCTCTCCCCATACTACGTCTATATCTCCTACATCTTTCCTGCTGAATGCCCCCTTGACTTGTCCGCCTTTATTCTTTACTAAAAAATCAATAGCCTTTTGACCGGTACCTTTATATTCAGGATAGTTTTTTTCTGGATAGCCGCTATCATCATCTTCTTCTGTTTCGCTGTTATTCTTTCCTTGATCGGCACCGCCTCCTCCCTTGCTTACAAACCGCCCGTTGCTCGCCGAATGCTCGTTGCCGTTCACATCCTGCTCGTCCCTTGTCATGCGCACGATGTCGAATATCGTTTGCCGCTCCGGTTCTTTATCGAGTACGACGGCATCCTCGCCGCCGCGCCCTGCAGGGAGCAACGCAAGGTGATTTACGTCGATGATCTCTTTCATCACGATGTCGTACGGCTCGCCGTGCGGACTTACTCCGCGCTGCCATTCGAACGTCGCGATATATCCGGGGCTTAACTGTTTTTCCCCTCGCTCGTATGCGCCTTGTGCTTCGTCGTCGTACAAAAGTACATTGCTTCGGATGCCGACTTCGTCCTTATCGTCAAGGTAATCGACAAACGGATTTTCCCCCGTGTAGCCGATTGTGAGATCGCGAAAATTACGACTGTCGACTAAAACGGACGGATGATGATGTGTCAGCGGCAATAACTTAAACTTGCCGCACGCGGCCGCTAACACACTTGCGGGGCGATATACCTTGTATATGTCTTTTTTCTCCGCCCACTCCGGCGCGCCGTCCTGATGAGGAAACGGAAGCCTGAGTGTCGGAAGTTCGGAGTATGCGTAATCATAAATGCCGCTTACGGCAATACGGATATTTTTCAGTTCTGCCATATATGCTTATAGTCATTTTTTATCGGCGCTGTCCTGCACTATTTTCTCAACGGTATCGCCCCATAGTTCCCATTGCTGTACGAGGGTATCGTAGTACAGAATAAGCGCTGCATAGTCTTTAACGCTTTTCGGTACGTCCAGCTTTTCTCTGTTCGGCTTCGGCGGCAGTACCGGAGGCGTTACCGGTACTGTCCTGCACGCGCTCGTTATTGCGAGTAATAATATCACCGATAATATCGTCCAAATCTTCATCACTTTGCGCATTGTGTATTCTCCTCAAAAGCTCTCCGTTCTCTTTTTGTATTTCACCCAACCCCCGCGTATGCTCAAGTAAGACGCGGATATTCATCGATTGCTTTGCAACTCTCCAGCGCAGCGCCTCATTTTCTTTGCTGATTTTCTTTATTATTTTTGCGAGTATGACAATAAAAATTGCCAATATCACAATCATTGCAAGTAAGATTAAAATCGCATTCATTGTGTCGTACCTCCGAAACGGATTTCTTTTATTTTGTCCATGACAATGGATAAATACACAGGGCTAAAACAGGCGGCAATGCCAAGCCCCGAAAAAATAACATCGTTTATCTTGATACTGTAGCTATCGCTTGCAAACTTAAATGCCGACCATCCGGCAATCCAGATCGCAGCGATTATCTGGCTTTTCAGCGATATCGGTTTCGCTTTTAACCCTTGTTTTACATCTTTTCTGCTTTCAGCAGATTCGTCATTATGCAGCCCTATCATCTTCGCCTCCGTCGTACCGATAACAAATCGTATAAAAAATCCCGAGCGCTTTTATCGGCGGATCGTGCGGCTCAAATAGCGCATCACCGTTTTTATCGACACATAAAAAATGTGTCCCGCTCGGACCGCCTTGTCGTATCTTTTGTATAAACGCATCCGCACGACGCTCTTTTACGCTCGCATACCATGTGAATACGCCGTTTCTAAAAACCGCTACTTCGACAAACTTGCCGGAGCATCCGAGTGTTTGTAATGCGAGGTTCGCAATCGCAGCGGAATTTGCCACGCAGTTTTTTTCTCCGTGCAGCGTCGTAATATATTCAAGTTTTTTCGATTTTTCCCATAACGCATTGATTTCTTGCGCGGTAAGCGCACGACCTGCTTTTAATTCCGCAAGATGTAACGCGCTCCTAAAAAAACATCCGATCCGCTGTATCACTTGATAAAGCGCAGGATCATTTTGAAAAAGATAATTCATTCGTGCCTCTCCTTTTTGAGCGCATCTTTGATATCCTTTGTGTCCTCTTTTATGCCGTCGATTTTTTCGACCAATACGGCAAGCAATGATTCATGCGATGACGAACGAGAATACAAATCCGAAAACTTTTCACGCGCCTTTGCCCGTTCTTCTCTATCTCTCTCTTCGTTTGTATTTACTCTTTGCAAAATCCGCCCCAACTGGATCGATATATCCGCAATTTTAATAATGACGCCGCCTACAAAGCCCGCGATTGTTATTCCTATAGTTATGGCACCGCCGAAATTCATTTTTTTACATACCTCCCTATACATCTATAGTCATTCAGCGTATTCAACCGGCACGAGCGCGCACCTACAGTTATAGTCATCCACTTCGTCCGGCAGTGCGTTTATATCGAATATTTGCCCGTCAAGCGCCGCATGTGTTGAGCGGACACGGACATCGTGAGCCGTCACCCACTTTACCTTAGTTACTCCGGCATTTACAAACGTCGCGATTGCCGTAGCTTTATTGAGCCGTGAAAGTTGATCACGCGCAAAAAATCGCGCCATACGAGCGGACGATCCGAGCATTTGTTTTGTAAGCGCTCGTATATCGAGTACATCCGATTTTCCGACGACGTAATTGTCTATTTTTTGCAATAACTTTCGTTTTAATAAATCCTTCTCACCTGCTATCCGCCTCATCGAATTATCGATATACAACCGTCGAATTTCTGCCATATTGTCGTTATAGAGCTTTTGTTTATCGATTGAAAAACTTTTGATAATGCGCTGCATGGTATCGCCCGCATCACCGCTGAATTTTTTCGAAAAACTGCTCTGACTTTCAAAAAATATTTTTTCGAGGATTTCCAAAAGGTCTATATTCGGTATTTCGTCGGTTTGATCGTTTTTCAGATTTTCTCTTACCGACGCGAGTGATGCTTTGAGATTCGCTTTTTCAACATTTTCTTTTGCCTCTTGCTCTATCTGCTCTAAAAACGACATCGTTTCTTGAAAATCGTCGTTTCCTGCGCTGTCGGTTATAAGTCTTTTTTCGCTTATACCGGCAATTTCCGCCTGCTGTCTAAATGTATGCAAGAGTTCTCGAACAATTTTTTCATATTCTTTTTTTAATAATTTTTTTATTTTGATTTCAGCTGCCAAATTCGGGTGCGGGAAGCCCTGACGTTGAAATCGTAAAAACGCCGACTTTGATCCGTTCGGAATAAAATCACTTGCCATTTTTCAGATACTCGTATGTAGTTTCCAACACGGGCGCGAGTTTTCGCATTTCGTCATCTGACGGTGTACTCGTCGGAACACCTGTCATCCACGACGATACGGGTATGCCCGCCCGTTTTGCAATCTCGTTCCACGTCAAGCCGAGCGATTCTTTTAGTTTCAATATCCGTTTAAATTCCTGTGTCATTTTTCACCCCCTGCATATCGTTTCTTCCGGCGTCGAGCATGTGCCAAAGGTCGCCGTCGATTTTGTCATCTTCACCGCCGCTTAATTCCTGCATCGTCTTTTCATCAAGTTCAACACTCGGAACACATGTATGCGCAATGTCTATCGCCGTCGTAATCGGTATACCGATCGCCGACAGTTGCCCCGCAATCTGTGTAAACTGCACACCGAGCGCGGCTTTGTCTTTGTCGGAGAGGATAACGCCGGTATCGGGCTTTATCGTCACTTCCGTTGCGTGTTTCGCCTGTTCGGAGTTTTTCCCGAAACACGAATAGACGAGCAGCTCGATACAGTTTTTAAAACTCGGCGCGACATTATTAAATAAAATACGGATCGCCTCGCTCTGCTTGAGCGTTACGTCGTCTTCATTGTCGCTTGCAAGCCCCGTACTTTTCTGCGCAAATAAAATACTCTCGGGTATGCTCGAACTCGCACACAAGGCAAGACGCGATTCCGAAATAAGCTGCTGAAATCCCGTATACGTACGTTCGAGTATTTTTATTTCACCGATTGCGTTTATCGCTTTCGGATGCAGCATACTCCATTCGCGCATCTGCCGTTCGTTTTCCTTGAAAAATAATTTTGCATAATCCGGTCCGTTTTCGGTTATGAGCCCGTCAGCGGGCAAACTGTGATACATCAATGACATCTGCTGTGCCATAATCGGGAGGGACATTTTCATAATTTCGTAGCCTTCGTAGTCTTTGATCCAGCCCTCAAAATCCGACGTAGACCATCCCATTTGCTTTATTGCACCCCAAAACGGGAGTTTTACGGGGCGTATCATCGCCATACGCTGTGTACTCACTCGACACCCGCCGAGCGGTATAAATAGGCTGCGGGCATAAAGATAATCCTGCGCGGTGATATTTGTCTCCGGCGTAAACACGCAGTTCCAGCGATCGGCGGTAACCCAATATTTGATAAAATTTTTCTCTCCGACCTTTTTCAAAAGCTCCTGTATACCAGCCTGTGTACGAACAGGATTATCGCCGTCGAGAACAGGATATACTACCGCACCGCCGAACGTGAGTGCCTGTGTTATCCCTTGTGCGTATGCGTCGGTAAATCCGCACTTGTCCGCATACTCCTCAAGCGTTTGTATGTCATCGGGTGTAAACGCGGCGCATTGAAAACGCACCCCGTCGAGAGAAAGACAGCCTGCTTTTTTGTTGATGATTTTCGCCGGTAACCCGCCGCTTGCGTAGTAGCTCGTTGCTTCCGTCGGCGTAATTGATACGGGAATAAAACTCTGCGTACTCATACCCGGATCGATAAACGTACCGATCCCGCTTGTCGGGTTATAGTAGCCGTCCTGCGTGATACCCTTTTGCGCCTGCATCGCTTTTTGCGCATATCGCTCGCGGATAAACACGTCAATATTTTCCCGCGTTTTCAGCCTCAACGCTTCACGCATTTCCTGTACGCTCTGCACCGCACCGTCGGTTGCAATATTTGTGCGTACCTCGTCATAGAGCGTATCGCGGATCGCTGAAAGTTCGGATGCGTCGAGCGTTATTTCTCCATATCCGTCGTTTGTCGTTTCCGCGCATTCCGCTTCGTGACGAGCTATAATGTCAAATATACGTTTGTGATTTTTGTTTTTTTCAGTTTTTGCCAACGATTTGAAGGTAGCCATTTTCTTTTACATTCTCCCGTGATAAATCTTTTAAGTTTAAAAAATCCGCGTCGCTTCGAACGATGCGATAAATTACATATTCAATCGCATCACAAATGTGATCAGGTGCATCCTCACCTTTGCCTTTTTCAGGCATTCCGTTTTCCGCATACTGCCTTGTTTTAAGTGCCTCCGACACGATGTCCGTCTCGCGCGTATCAAAGATGTGCAACAGCCCCATGCGAAACAGTTTATTGACGTAAAACACGCGATCGATAATGCGCGGATTTACGCTCCCAATACGGCACTCGATACCCTGCTCGATGATCTCATCGCGGTAGCCCCGCAATATCTCTTTGCCCGAACAATCGGGGTACCAGAGTATGCGATGATGCGGATAAGTAGCACGCATTTTCACCGGAGCCGTTCCGATATCCTCGAAGCTCCATCCCCTCACTATATATAGTCTTTTATCCTTTTTGATTATTGCGGCAGCTTTGGAAAAACCGGAGTTAAGGTCCTGCCCGACCATAATCACGTACTCCGCTCCAATATCGAACGGTCTACATTTACATTTGCAATCGTCATAATCGGGATATACCCGCCCCGTACGTAAGTTTACAAATCGTCCCTCGAGATATGCCATGCGCTCGTTATCGTCATAAATCGCATAGAGGCTATCGACGTAGCTCCGCGCAAGTGTCGTATTCGCCCTCGTCTCGCCCCGTACAAGCATGTATCGCTGCTTTGCCCGTTTAAGCTCTTGTACAACATTGTACAACCCGCGATAGCCCTGCACCGTCGTAAAATACGCAATATACGGTATACGTCCATCGGGTAACACGATACGAGTACGCTCGCGAATTGCCTTATTTGCGGCAAGCACCTTTTGCTGTGAAAGCTCATCGATTTCGTCGCATAAAAAAATGCTGACGTTATAGGCATAAACATCTTCAGGTTGTTCGATTGCAATTAAAAAAAACGTTATTGTACCGATAACAAGCGTATTATCCTGTCGATTAAAACTATAAATACTGTGCGTGCGCTTGAGTATGGCAAATAAATCCTTGAGTACGGTTTTTTTAATGAGCGTTATCGTTGTACTGCCAATACCGACTGCGACATCGTGTCCGTTATAGGTTTTTACAATGTCAAGGATTGCAAGCACAATACAAAAACTTTTCCCACACCCGTAGCCGCCTGCAAGGATAAACCAGTCAAAATCCGGCAAAATATGCGGTCCTGCAACCATTTGCCGTTGATGAATAAACGGAGTAATATTGTTTTCATTCGGTACGATGCGCTTATTCGCCATCGCCTTTCCCGAGTTCTACATTGCTTGCCTTGACAAGTTCGTCTTTGTTTATGCTATTTTCGCCAGAAAAATTGATATTTAATGGATCGGTCGAATCAAGGCGTATCGTCGGTGTGTCCTCATACCCGCGCTGGCGGCCTTTTTTCGAAAGCACCCATTTAGCCGTAGAGATATCACCCTCTTTTACTGCCTTAAATACCTGTCCTTCTGCGAGATCAAGTATCTTTTCCGTTTCGGCACTGAACGCTTTTTTTGTTTCTGCCCATCGGTTTATTAAACTTCGCGCTGTATCCCACGAGCAATTAAGACGATGAGCAACAGTTAATACAATTCCGACGCTCCCGTCTATAGCTTCAAGTACCGTTTCTTTTTTTATCCCTCGATAGCTTGCCATATTTCACCCATTCTCAATTTTTACAATTTACTCTCTCGGACGTATCGGAGTTTTTTCTGTTTCTATCTTCTTTCCACGACACTCCCTGCGCGTGCCGTTCTGTCATCGTAACCCGTTCGCCCTTATACATCCCCGCGCCCAGTTCGTCTATTTTAGAAAACGGTATAATCGGCACCGTAAGGCGATCCCGTGCCCTGCGGTCTATAAAATATATATATCGCAGTTGATAACCAGTTAAAACCTTTCCCCTTGTCACCTCTACGTATTTCTTGAAATCAAACTTTCCGCCGGTAATATCATAATAAGAATTTCCGCCAAGCTCCTTTCTAGGCGCCTTAGGATTAGATTCAAGGGTCATCTTGTGTACCTTATCTCCGTTCGGGAGTTGCACAAGGTTTTCATTTTCTTTGATACCCGTTAGCACAAAATTACTCGCCCGATAAATCGTACCGTCTCCGCACGAACAGCCGTCAGCAAACGATACAATCCATTTTATTTGCGGCGCATTCTTTCTTATTAGTTTTATGCTTTGTGATATGCAATGTGACTCGGAAAAACGCGGCAAATAATCGTCAAAAGCCATGCGGTTAAGCTCTAAAAACTCGTTCCACCCAGTCCCACTAACAAGGGCGACCATTTTTGATTTATCCAGTGACGGGCCGTAAGACAGAACCCCGTGTAAACGACCATCGAGAAAAGCACCAAAATGCAAACAGGAGTTGTTTACAATTTTACCGCTGTAATGATGTGTTTTAATAAACGGATTTGCAATTTTAGACGGGATAACCCTTATCATTACCTCTTTTGCTCTGCCCACTGCCTTACCACCTCATATAACGCATTACCGTTTTTATTTGTATTGCCAAACGTCTCCTCAATATGATCCGCAACCTGATCTAACGCATACTCGATTAACGCCTTTTGCCGCTCGTGCAGTGTAAATGTTATTTGGCAAATCTCGCTTTTGTCGCCGTCGGCAAGCTGAAAATCTGTGCCAAAATCCTCAACGTTTGCCTCAAGACCTGCAAAGTCTATAAAACCACTAGGTAGCTGCAAGTCGTCAAAATCTATATCAATTTGTCCGACAAAATCCGCAACGCTCTCCTCTGTCATTTGCCCGTAAGTAGAATTCAACCGAAGCAATAGATTCTTCGCGTCCGCCGCGTCCTTTGCGTTTACGTAAACAACGGGTAAATCGGGTATGCTCTCGCCGGCAGCCGTCATACGTTGCAACGCGCCGAGCCTGCCGTGTCCGTCGAGTACGTGATTTACCCCGTCGTGCTGCCAGACAAAAAACGGAAAAGCAAAACCATATTTATTTATGCTCTTTATGATTTTACTATAATCGTCTTCCGTGCGTTTTTTTAGCCCGCCTTGAAATTCGGTCAATGCCGACAATGGCAGGGTGTCGTTTGTTTTACAGGTTATCTCCATACATATATAGTCATTTTTGTTTTATACGCTTACAGGTAATCCACATACGTTATCAATTTGTCGACTTTGCGCGTGTAGTACAATTCGTGCCGCACTCGCAAAAATAAATACGCCGTAAAACTTTTTGCAATAAAAAACGTCGGTACGCGCTTGTATCGCGCGATGATGTACGTTATCGCGTTATGCGCCTTTTCCGCCTTGTCATCGCGGCTCAATAGCTTGACTTTCCAATTTTGCTGTCCTTCTGTGGCGATATAACGCCGAGAAATTACATAGCCAAGCTCGTACATTTTTGAGAGCGCATTTTCTTTCCCCTCGACTTTGTACTGGTACTGATATTCGAGCAACTGCTCATTATCGTCTTGCGGGGCGTCATAATGCGGTATTCTCGCAACGTCAATTTTTGGCTCCTCACCGTCCGCTACACTCTCCAACTCTCGCATCCCACCGTTGATATCAAAATTTTCGTCGGATTGAGCCGGTCGATTACGGCCGAGCCGACATAGCCCGCGAAATCATCAAGCGACAAATTGCTGATGTATACCGTGCTTTTTTGCCGGCCATCCGCAATGTCGAAAATCGCGTCCTGCTCCCACTGCGTTTTTTTCCGCCCGATTTCATCGACGACAAGAAAATCCGCGAGAGTAAGCTCGTAGGAAATTCTGTCGCGGGTTTCGTGCGATCCGAACGCTTCGGCGGTTTTATACCGCGCCGAAAGCGTCGAGCCGGTAACGTAATCGCCCGACCAGTACGCAGGCAAATCATACGTGCTACCGCGCTTTTGTGTGTGTATAAGCTCGTGTATCATCCAACACGCGAGGTATGACTTCCCGATCCCCGATTCGCCGAGCATTAAAATTGACACGGGCTTCCCCGCCTTGACGAGTTCGAACGCATTTAGAGCGTCGCGGTAAAACCTCGCCCGCGCTTCGCTTCCCGCCGTATTGAGTTCGTGCGGCATATCAAAAAACTTCGGCGGCACGATTTTGTGATACGCACTTTCGGCAAGCGTCGCGTAGTATTCGCGCTCGACTTCCCGTGCCCGATTGTCCCACTCGCTCGCCACTTCGGGGTCTGCGAGTAAGTCGTCGCGGATTTTCTGGAGCCGAGCGATTTCGGTGTCGATCGCGCACCCGATTGAGCGTATTTGTGTGTGTATGTCGCTCATGCGTATACCCCCGTTTTCCAACTTTTGACGATTTCGCTCGCCTTTGATTGCTGGCTTTGATCGCCGTCCATGCCGTTTTTCGGCGGTGAGCCGCCCCTACTCGTATGCGGGTGTATCATCTGCACATAGAGCACCGGAAATTTCTCGCGGAGCTTTGCACCGCTCATGATATTCGGCAGCCAAAAATTACCGTCGGTTTTTACCCAGCGAATAACTTGCTCGATGTCGTCGTAAGAGCGCTTGTCAAGACGATTGAGCTTGTCTATGTCGGTTGCCCATGTTGTAATATGCTTTTCACTCGGCGCATAGGCACTGTCATAGTTTTTGTGTAGAGCGGCAAGCAAATGAGCAAGCTCCAGTGCTTTATCCGGCGGTGTTATGCGATTTATTTTTGTTTTTGGCGGCGCTTCAGGAGGAATGCCCGAAACCCCCGTAGGGGGTTCGGGTAAATCATTTACATTTTCCTTTACATTTGCATTTGCATTTACATTATCATTTATGGTTTGTGGAATTACACAAACGGGTTTATGTAAATGTAAAGAGTTTATGTAATTTCCCAATTCCGCATCGGAGACTTCATTTAATACTTTATAAATTAAGCTGATAGAGCATTCATACTCGTCAGCAATACGACCGACCGGCACTCCGTCATGATTTTCTAAAGCAATTTGTAATTTTTCTTCTTGCGTAAATCGTTCAGGACGTCCGCCTTTTTTACCGTTTTCTACGTCTTGTAAATAGCTGTTGCGCTTAACTATATTTGCGTCAATCTGCGGTTTGATAAGTGTAAAAATTATTTTTAAAACACCGGTTAATTTCGGCCATTTATCAAAAATAGCATACTCGTTTATCGCCCGCATAAGTTTTCCGTACTGCTCGTTGTCGAGCGTGTCCATTGCTTCAGCAAATGATGCGTAAAATACAAAACTGTCAGCCATTTTATCTTCCCCTACTTTGCAAGTATTAACGCCAGTTCAAATATCACAAGGCAAAACCCATAAAAGATTACTTTTATTTGATCGCCACTTGTATATCCCAGTGTCATATTCGTCGTGATATAAAATATATATGATGCCACGAGCATTCTCTTTACTATTCCCCAAAACTTCTTTTTGCTCTTTTGTATTTTTCTACCTGCGTTAAATGCTTCTTGTAGTTTATCTTCTGCATAATAAGCAATCATCGCCCATTGCTCTGCGTTTTCGCTTTCGCTGTAAGGTTCAACAGGTCTATCATTGTCGTAGTGGTGTGCTTTCCATTTTTTAAAAGTAAATGTCATATTATTTACTCATCCTTACCTTTAAAAAGATATTCGAGCGCCCTCTGGTGCTTCTCCCCGTCCATTTCAGCCGCTCCTTTTACTGGTCGCATCAAGCCTGTCCATTTGTTATACAAACTCCACGCCATATAATAATCACCGTTTTTGTAATAACCTTTCTTGACTTCGTAAAGTTTTATTTTATCGCTCATTTTTCCCCTCTTTTATCCACGTTTTAACCGTTTTTACCTGCATACCAAGCCGCTCGGCTATTTGCATTTCAAGCTCCATTCCCGCCGAAGCGTACTCCGGCGGGATAATCGCAACGGCATCGCATTGCATTACCAGCACTTCAATACAGCGGCGCATACACGTACTCCAGCTCCATTTGTCGTCGCAAATAGCAAGCGGCGATATTACGGTATAACCCGCGTCGGTTAAGTCTTTGTACGCCTTATCAAAATCCCGCTCGTAATTCGGGTTATTTGTTATTGCGCCGGACAGATACAGTACGCGTGATTTCATTTATTTACCCTCGTTTTTTTCTTTCGTTATCTTCGTGTTCAGACAGTTTGTTATCCGTCCAATCTAAAATCAATGTAAGCCCCTCAGCTATCAACATTGGCACCCATGCAATCATTCCAAACAAAAGAGATAAAAGATACACCGTCTTGTCTATAATCTTAATAATAATTATTTTCATTTATTTACCCCCGTATTTTAATAATTCCGTGTCGTATATGTTTTTACAGAGCGCGATACACGCTCCGTCATCGCGGCTTATATCAAGCACCGCGTTGCATTTTAGACTGCACGTCATACCGACGTTGTATCGGTGATCGATAACAAAATCGCCGTATTTCGCGCGGTTTGCTTTCGTATTTCCGATGCGGTGCGCCCCCTGCGCTCTCACCCCGAGAGGTGCGCCGCACACTTCGCATACCCCGCCGCTTATTGCGAGCGCGTATCGGCGCTGTTGCATTTGCTGTTCGGTCACCTATCGCCTCGCGTGAGTTTCATTTCAAAATAATCCCGATCGAGATTTCGCCCCGCCCATTCGACAAGCTCTCCGATCGTCGTGTTGTTGTCGCATACCTTTGTAAGCAACACGTCTTTCCAGTCGTATTCACCGGTCTGGACCGTTTCCTCAAACGAGGCAACGATTATCGGATTAGTTTTTGTCATCTCAATCCTCACGTAAAATTATTCCCAAGTCCGCCGCAAGTATGTGCGCGGCTTCGATGAGTTTCGCGCACTCGTCGGTACTGCTTTCGCTCTCCGGCTTCGGAGTTATAACTCCGTGAAAATCTGTATACGGATAACCCATCTGTTCAACTGCAATCATTTTCACAGCGTTTTTTACCGCTTCGTAATCGTTGCCTGTTTCGACGCATATCTGCATGATATGGCCATTGAGGTGATGATTTTGCGATCCGTCGCCCGTTGTGCGCGGGCGCTTCGGCGGCGCGATGGTAACAAGGACATAATCGTTATGTTTGTCGCGACACTTCGTAAGCTCGCGCTTTATCGCCTCGCGGATCACCGTGTCCGTCGGCACTGCAAACGCGATATGCCCTTTGACGTACTCTCGATGCAAAATAACCGTTACCATCGCCGCCGCTCCTAAAACGGTAAATCTTCGGGAAAATCATCGCTCCCGCCGAATTGCTGTTGCGCGGTAGGCGTTTGATACACCTGCTGTTGCGGTTGCATATAGTTCCCCTGCATTCGCGGCGGCACCTGCGACGGGTTGTCGCGATACGCTTCCTGTACGCGTCCGTAATTTTGCGGCGCGGGCGTACTCTCGGGCGCGGATGTCCCGCCGCCGAGTAACTGTACTGAATTCGCAACGATGTTCACTTTGCTGAAGTTCTGCCCGTCCTTTTGCCAGCGGTCCTGCTTCAGATAGCCGTCAACGGCAATCTGCTTCCCTTTGACTAGATACGGTTTCAAGTTTTCCGCCGTCTTTCCCCAGATCGTAACGTCAAAAAAACTCACCTCGTCCGTCCATTGCCCGTCCGATTGTTTTACGCTGCGATTTACGGCAATGCTCACCTTTGCGCACGCCGTCCCGCCCGTCGTATAAAAAAACGTTCGCGGGTCAGCGCCGAAGTCTCTTGTTAATCTCCCGATTACAAGCACGTGATTGATGTCCGTCATAATTTACCCCCGTTTTTGGTACAAACTTTTGTGCCGATTTACGACAAAAAAACTCCCGCGTCGTTTTAACCGCGCGCACCGAAGCACCGTATCGACGTAGCAATTTACGCAGTCGGGATATATTCGCGCGACCGCGTTTTTTAAGTCGTAGCCGGAAAACTGTTTCCCTGCCGGCATACGATCGATCACAACGCCGACCGCTTCGCAGATACTTGTAATATCTTTTTTTGCAAGTTCACCTGTCATTTCTACCCCCTTGCTTTTCGATCGCCACGTCGAAAAAATACCCCGCGTATTCTTTGCCGTTTTTGATATGCGTTTTAATCCTGCCGGACGTCGTCGAAAACCATTCGGCGCATTTAAGCACGGACGGAAAGATTTTCGATTTCGCCGCCGCCGTCTCGTACGCGGGGATTGCGATAACCGCCGTCATACCTGCCTCGCTCAAAAATCCAACCTCTCAAAACTCACGTACTCGATACCGTTCGATGTAAGGAGCGATTTTACCTCGTTGACTTCCGACGGCTTTATGTGGATTGTTACAACGTATTCGACCGCTTTTTCTTCCGCCGGTTTTTCGATGCCGAGTGCCGCTTGCGCGAGCCTGTCGATCGGCGCATCTTGTATTTTCCGCGCGTTTTCTTCGCGCACTTCCGCGCGTTGCTTTTCGATCTGCTCGTCGTGCTCTCGCGCTTCGCGTTCAGCTTTTTCCTTTGCAACCGCTTCCCGCTGTTTCGCGAGTTCTTCGCCGTAGTCCATCGTGTCGGAGATGTTCAAGCACATAAGATAATGCGCCTTGAGTGTCTCCGCGTCATCGCCGTACTTTTCGATGATTTTGAGGTCGGAATAAATCCGTTTAATAATCGCGTCCATCTCGGCGCTGATGTCGCTCTCTTTTGTCGTTTTATTTAGCCACTTCGGATTAAAAACTTTTTCAAGCGGTACGACATCAAATTTTTTCGAGAGCCAAAGTTCATTGACGCGTGCTTCTTTCGCACGTTTTTCTTCCGCCTCTTTCGCCTTGACGATTTCGTCGAGCTTCCCGCTTGCTTCGCCGATTTTCTTTTCAAGTGTTTTGCACCGTGCTTCAAAATCGGCATAAGGTTTCATAAGCTCTTTCATGAGCTGTATTCGCGATTGCGACAAGAGTTTTTGCGCGTTGTTCAATTCCGCCCTGTCTTTTTTCGCCGCGTCAGCGTCTCCGAGATACGTTTCGGGCGTATAGCTTTTGAGCTTCTCATCGACATACAGTTCAAGCCCCGCAATATTTGTTTCGAGTACGCCCGTGATATTTTTTGTGACGACCAACTGCAATGCGTTTGCCTGTTCAAGTGCGTTTTCCGTTTGTTTTTTTTCTGCCATATTATTTACCTACCTGTATTCCTTTTCGTTTGAGATACGAGACGACGCGGTCATACATCGCAATGACTTCCGCGTCGCTTCCCGTGCGGAGCGCTTCTTCGGCGAGTTCGTACGGCTTTCCGCTTAATTGATTGCCGTATTTTGTCAAAAGCATTTCAAGTTGTATTACCACGTCCGCAGCCGGTGTGTCGTTTTTCGCTTCCGTATTCGGTGTTTCGGCAGCGTCATCGGGAACTATCGTTGCCGACGCTTCGTGAGTGATGTCGCGTTCTTTCGGCGCGTCTACGCCCATTTCGTCATTGGTGTACGGCATACCGCCGAACTCGTCCGAAAAGCACAAACGAAACGCCTGCGCGATTGCAACCTTCCGCGTCATAAAGCTCGGCATTTTACGCCAGATCGCATTCGGCTCGCCCGTCTTTTTACTCGTCTGCACGCACTCGGTATAAAACGCCGTATGTGTAAACGGATGCGTCCAGTCTTTCCGCCAGATCGTAACCGTCGCGGCGAGCGTCCCGTCTTGCAAATTGCCCGTGATTTGCGCCTGCCAACCGTCGAGCTTTCCGATACGTTCCGCCCGTTTTAAGTACACCTCATAACCCGTTACGATCGAGCACTGCCGATATTGCCCTTCGCCGTATACCGTGCAGTAAATCTCGCGCTTGAACGGATTTAATCCGTACAGCCGCGCCATATTCACAAACATCGCCTTTTCTTTCGACAAGAGCGATTTTGTCAATCCGGTCGTGTCGAGATATTCCATGATTGTTTTTTCGTCTACGGGGGTGATTATCTCCGTAGGCTCTTTTTTAATAATTTCATTCATTCTTGCACCTCTTGAAAATTATTAAACGCGCGCGGCCGCTTGCGTTATTCGAGCGCGCGGGGCTTGCACCCGCCGTGTATCTTCGTTGCGCCCGACCTGTGTCTTATGCGATGATTTTTACATCGGGACACGCTTTTGCGATGTACTCGGCGATACGACGCATCGCCGTAATTCTCCACGCGCCGCCGTCCGCTTCAAAAAGCGCAACACGCGGTATGTTCTTGTCGTCAAGGCAAGTGCGGAGCAAAAACTCGCTTTCCGGCTGTTCGATTTCACGGAACGTTCGATAGGGCGCGAGCTTGACAATCGGCTTCAACGTCGCTTTTTCCGTCATTTTGCCGGACACGCCGCGTGATACGCCGACCTGTTGCGTGATGCCGTCGTCTTCTGTCGTGATTGCCGTTCCGCCGTGCAATTTGGAGACGAACGACAGAACGTAGTTCGTGTCGTTCTTTTCACTCGGCACAAAAAGGCTTCGGAATTTGATCGCGAATTCTTCCTGCGTCATAAATTGCCCGAACGGGAATTCTTCGACATCGCAAAGCGTGGCGTCAATAACACTTTCGCGCTGTTTGTCTTTGCCGAACAACTTGCTGACGAGAGCCACGTAATCGGTATCATAGACAACGACCATCACGTCATCTTTTGCCAGCCCGTCAAAGCCGTTATTGATATACGTGCAAAATCCCAAAAGGCTATGCACGGTGATCGATTCCGCGCGCGGTGTAAAATACACCGGCTGGAGCTTGTGCTCCGAAAACACCTGTCCGTCGACTTCGACGGTTCGATTTTGCATTGCAAGCTCTTCGATTTTGTCGATCGTTGCTTTATCCATTTTTATTGTCCCCCTGCGGCTTCCGCCATTCTGTAGATAGTCGGCTTATCCATGCCGAGCTCCTGCTGATTGTAGTTGTCTTCGTAGGCAACCACTTCGTTGTCTTCCGTGCCGATAAACATCATGCCGTCCGACGATTTGACAGGCGCGAGCTTGCTCGTTACGTCGATCTTCGTCGCCGCCGTCTGTCGTGTCTTGTCGGGCTTTATCTGTATCTTGATACAGATTTCCCGCGTTGCATCCGGCTTGACGTTGTCGTCGGCGATGTTCTTTAACACCTTGCCGAATTCTTCGTCGAACATATCAATCACGACACCGTGCTGTAAGTTCGACAATTTCACCTTTTCCATTTCCATATGCACCCCCTATATACACTTGTTAATTTTTAATAATTCCATCGCTTCCGCGCCGCTTGTTACCACAAACGCAACGCCGCCCTTGCCGTTTATGTCCGCAATCCGCGCCGCCTGTGCGTCCGACAACCTGCCGCCGACAGGGCGTTTGCACTCGATGCCCACGTGCCGGCCGTAATTGTCGTAGCCCTCGTAGTCGAGCGTTCCCTTTTTGGCGGTTCTAACAAACCGCTTCGTGCGCCCCTCGCCGACAGCAAAGCAGCCCACGTTTACCCGCTGGATTTCCAAGCCGGTGATGTCGATCACCTCTTTTACCTCGCGGATAACCTCGCTCTCCGGCACATCGCGCAACGCGTTCATCCGACAAGCTCCGCCGCTTCGTCGAGCGAGAGCGAGCGCAGGCGCCTTTGAAATCCTTTCGCCGCGTTGCGGTGAAAGCGTTCCATATTCTCATCGCCGCATTTTTTTGCCGCTTCCGCTTTCGCCGTCTCGTCGGCGATCGTTGCAACAAGCCGTTCGTATCGTGTCATCTCCGAACCCCCAAAAATAAAAGCCGGACTGTGGGACATTTCACAATCCGGCTCATATTCCTTTCGGAACCATCACCAAAGCGATGGGAAAAAATGTCCCGTTTTCTCATCGCTCTATTTTTATCACATCAAAATGATGTACTATTTATTTAATTTATACATCATAAATCTGTAATTGTCAAGTAAAAAATACACCTTTTTGATGTATTTTTCACCGATAATATGAGTATGGACGCGGTTAGTTTTTGGAACCGAGTAAAACAACTCATAAAATCGAATAACACAACACAACGCGGGCTGTCCGAAACAATCGGGCTAAGCGCAAGAACGCTGGAAATTAAAATCGGCAGAAAAAGCGCTCCCGATGTTTTCGAAGCCTACAAAATCGCCCAAGCGCTCGGCGTATCTGTCGAATACCTTGTTACAGGCTCCGACACAAACCCCGCTGAACGGGAATTAAAAGAACTCAAAGAAAGATTAAAAAACCTCGTGGAGTAACTATGCGCATTTGTGAAGTAGAACCCGGATCGGAATACAGCGAACTTGCCCGCATCGTCTCCGAGGTAGCTCCAAGAAATCCCGTAGCCATAGAAGAACTTTCTTTTACCGACATGATGTATCTCGGTGCCGTGCTTCGCGCCGGAGGAGGTACAGGTTTCTTTTGCATTACCCCGTATGATAACTGGAGCTGTCCGCTTACATATTGCCATGAAGTCGACATGGAAATATTACGATACTTGCATTCACAAAATGTTCTAACAGTCTCAACTTCTAGCGACGTTCGCTCTATAAAAAGCGTTAATACGGAAAAAGAAGATTTTTCGTATTACATGAACCTTGTCGTTTACGATATAAATGTTGACCCCGGTGAAAACAAATACTTTAATGATGTTATCACCCAAATGCTGGATCCGTCCTTTTCAAAAGCTCCCACGTCCGAAGTTTTGAAACTATGGCAGGATATAGCATACACCGAATGTATGCAGCTGTTTGACTTTCGAATGAAAAACTTTCACTTACCGCATACAGTCGGAAAAGAAATAAAAGCTTTTTTTAATTCGATTATTCCCGATTTTTCCCTTGCAACTATTTACACCTTTATATATCAAGCTACAAAAGCAGCCGCCGCATATTTTCAAGAAGGAAATGTGTCGAAATGGCAGGCGGCGAATTCCGCTTTATCGCGTATGCGGACAATCGCCGAGCGAGTGTATAACGGAACGTATAATCGTTGGGAATACGACCGCCCGAAAGAATGCCCGCAATTCGTTTTAAGCGATTACTTTTTCAATTCGGTGTTACAGTTGCGAGATCGCTATTGGCGCACGACGCCACACAATCCGCTTCCGTAACCGTTTTCCCTTTCAAATACTCCCAGTGTTTTGTATGCGGTCTAAGGTCGAAATCGACTAAAACCGTATCATCAAAATCCCGTTTGTATCGGATTATCTCCACGTCCCATTTTTTCACAAACTTTCGCAAATCGGTAAAGAACGCTTCAAAACGTGCTTCGTTTTTGGCGTCCTCTTGTTTCCATAAATCTTTCATATAATGCCCCCTATGATAGATTTTTCAATCATTTTATTTTGGCACGTCGGGTGATTAGTCCGACGTGTCAGTAGACGAACCTACGATGTCAAAGAACTTGTATTCCGCATCGGCATTGCCTTAGCCGAACATATAAAAAATAGGCTTTAAGAACCTATACTCAATCCGTAAATCGTGCGGGGTTACTGTGGTATATACCCCGCACCCGTCACGCCCGTAATTCCGCCCTCCTTTGTTCCACAAGATTTAACAGGTACTCAAGCACCGTATCGTTTTGTTCGTTCGTCATATCCTCGCCGACCAAAGCCATAAGCTCGCGGCGGTTGAAAAATACGCGCTCCCCGATTTTGTGATACGGCACCGTATGCCGCCCGATCCATCCGTTCACCGCCGTTTCCGTTACCCCGAAAAGCTCCGCGACATCCGCCTTGCTTAAAATCTCTTTTTGCATACAAAGCCCACAAAAAAACCGCCAAGAGGTCTACTTCTTGACGGTCGCCGTTTCGGTACCAAAAGCGACTAAACAAGTAGACCTGTTGTTTAGTAGCTCTTTTTAATTGGTAAAATTACCAATCTTTAAGCCGATTATACGTTTATTTACTTATTATGTCAAGTTGAATATGTTATTTTTTCTCATTTTTATATTATTTTTATGCAATTTTACCTATTTTTTAAGTTATTGAGGTATAAATCCGATAAATATATTGTATGATTGACAATTTTTTTGAACGGGTAAAGAATTTATTAAAAGATAAAAACACAACGATAAAAGATTTTCTGGAGACAATCGAAGTAAATTATGATACCTACAACGGCTTGCGCCGGTATAATAATTTACCCCGTGCAGATGAGGCGATGAAAATTGCCGAAGCACTCGGCGTTTCGGTTGAATATCTCGTTACGGGCAACGAAGCGCATCGGATAAATGGGCTTGATAAAATCCCTATGAACGGGAGCAACGACATCGCCTTAATCGAAATGTATCGCGTGGAAGCCGCCGCAGGAACGGGACGCGAAGTTGCCGAATATTATGACGTTACGCAAATCCCCATACTCGATCGATTTATTTACCCCTACAAAGCGAGCCAAGTCAAAGGCGTCGTCGTCAAAGGCGACAGCATGAGCGGTATACAAATCTGCCATAATGATATAGTCTTATTTGTGCCGGAAGAACGCGAGGGAGACGGGGTATTCGTCATATCGATAAATAATAAAGTGCTGGTAAAACGCCTTGAATTCAACCCCGCCGAACACTGCGTGCGGGTTTTAAGCGAGAATGAAAAATATGCGCCGATCGTCATAAAAGAAACCGACGGTGACGTGCTGTCCGTAAACGGGCGGGTTATCGTGGTGCTGCATCGGGCGGTGTAACGCCGCGTGATGTAGTGATATTGACGTTTTAGTCGACGTCGGACAAAAAATATTATTTTTTTGAAATATAAAATTTATGATACAAGTCTAAAAAGACGATATAAAATACGTTAGGATGCAATCCGAATGCTTCAGCATCTTTTTTATCAATGACAAATCCGATTAATCGCTGATCGCCCTCCAATCTGAAACGAGCCCATTTTACTCCGGCGGGAACATGTTTCGGATGGAAAAACTCCGATTTCGAGGGAAAATTTTCATAAACAGCTAATACTTTACCGTCTGTATGCCCTATAGATTCCGCTTCCCAATGCGCCCTATTCTCGTTTGAATACCATCTAAGTTTTTCTATTATTTTAGAAAATTGTTCGCCCGACAAATCTGAAAATTTTTGTCCCTGCGTGTAATCTAAAAATTTGAAATTAAAAGACAACAGCCCTTTTATCGTTTTATAAGCGGTTTCTACACTGTCTTTCGGAAAATTTGCTAATTTATTTTTCTTTCTTAGATTATCATGCTTCAATTTTTGGGTATCCTCCCAATAAATGCCTTCGGTAAGGGGCGGATACCTTTCTGTCGTTTCTCAAAATATTCGTATCCGGTTCGTCAAGCCTATAACCGAAACTCTCTCCATTTTCTTTTTCAAATATATAAGCTCTATATTTCCCTAAAATATCAAGAATATCCGCATTCAAACTTGTAAAAATCATTTGTGCATTATTAGGATTTGATTTTGGATCCGTAAAAAGATTTATTAAATGCGGCAAAATATCGGGATGTAAATTAATATCGAATTCATCGAGAATTAACACCCCGCCTAACTTCAAATTTTGATAATAAAAAAGCAACTTAATATAAAGAACCTCTGTTCCTCTCGACTCCGAATCTATCCCTAGCCTATATTTAACTTGTTCGTTTTCATGAAAGAAAATCGGGAAATATATTCTATTGTTTTTCTCATCCTCTCGATACGAAATTGTAATATCTACGATCCCCGTGTCGAATTTTTGAATAAGATTTTTGGTGAAATTTAAAGCTTCTTTATCTTGAAAATACATTTGGGAAATTATAGGTACGTGTTTACTTATTTCATCATCTAAACCTCTGTATGTCACATTGATTATATTTTTATCAAAAAAATTATAAACAGTTTCTATTTCCTTTATTCCGTATTGATGAAGCGTACTGATAAAAGACGCATTGTTTCTGAAAATAATTTTATTTTCGTTATTATAGAGTTTATTTTCGACAATATCGTTATTATTGCGTTCAAACAGAATTTCCTCCGTTGTACTTTTAATTAAAACGAGAGTCTCTTTTTCAACATAATCCTCATACAAAATAGCTTCATAACGATATTCAACTTCGTTCGCATCCGTAAATTCAACATAGAATTCGGATGAATTACCATTATTAAAAAACGAATCGAATAAAATCGGTGAGTCGGTAGGATACGAAAAACTATTTTTAGCAAAATCCGTGATAAATGCAAAAACTTTTAAAGCATTTGTTTTGCCGGAAGCATTGGCCCCTTCATACCCCAGTACCAATGAATACTCTTTGCCTAAGGAAATTTCTTCAGGAACATATCCGCTTAATCGCAAATTTATATCCAGCCAATCCTTAAAGCACCAGCAGTTTTTCGCTCCGTATCCCAATAACATAAATTACCTCATTTACATTATCGTCAATAATAGCAGAGGCTTTAAACATTTGTCAATATTTGACAAATGTTTCAACAAGAATTTTTTTGCCTCTTGGTAAAAATAGTGATCATCAACTTTTTCAGATAAAACCGCCGATGAAATAACAAATGAAATAGCTCGCAAGGGCGTGAATTGAAACAGATTATTGACGTTTTATTCAATGAGAAATATCATTCGTGAATAGGGGTAAACATTATGACCGATTTTCTGTTTGCGACACCGAAGACAATCGACGGAGTTGCAAGTATTATCGACTTATTCGGTGTATATGATATGTATAATGATTCCGCGTCCGGAGAGGAAGCGGATAGACGCGCATTTACTGCCGATATGCAAGCACTACAAAGCGATATGGACGTAGCTATGAAAATCATTAATTTTTGA